ATCTTTCGCCAGCCTCTTGTGTAGTCATTACATCAGCTAATTTCATTAAAATACTCCCAATATAACTAATAGATTATAAACAGATAATACAAATGCAATAATGCTAATTATTAAAGTTAATCTTGAAATCATATGCTCGCCATTGTTATAATAGTTAGGAAGATTGGGGCTCTTTCGAGCCCCTGTGGTTACTGATTTAATAACTGTATTATCGCTATTGCGAGCTGGATAAACGCGGTTATTATCGGTAGCCACTTTTTTATTTTCTTCCTTAACTTCTTCAATGGCATCACCTCCTTCCTTATGATTATATTATAACACTTCGCCGTGTTATATGCAATACTTTTTTATGATTTTTACAAACAAAAAAGAGCCTACTACCCTAGATATTATCTAAGTTAGTAGGCTCTTCTGCATTTTATCAAAACTATACTACCAGGAGTCCACCTGCTCCTGCTCAGGAGATATATGGATCACCTCGCTATCGATGAATTACCACTCCAATTATCGCTCCCGCTCCCACCACCTGGGATATGTTGCGTTGCATTCGTAGTCTCTTGATTGTGCGGTTGTCCCTTTCTATTTTGTTCTTCAATACGTCTAAAGAGTTCTTCATTTCGTTTAAGGTAGCTTCTTGCTTCACTGAGTCCGCTTTGGCTGTGGCTAATTCGCTCTCCAATCTGTTGATTGTATTGTGAGCTTCTGTCAATTCTTGCCCCTGCTTCACGACTAAGGTCTGCGCTTCTGTCAATGGAACGTTGGATGCTTCGATTGAGTTCAAGGCTTTCTCGTTGTTGCTCTTGAGCTCGTTCCACTGCGTCAACGGCACGGTGATAGTCGGTTCCGCTTGGTCGGTAGAGGATATATCCGATGCAAAGCAAGATGACGCACATAATACTACCGATAAGAATATAGCGGTTACGAGTGCAATCAAATAGGCTTTTGATTCTTTCATACATCATAGCCCTCCTGCGTAATCTGTGATACCTCGTGCAATAGCACGGACGATGGTATCTAAATCGTTCGTAAGCATAGCATGGTCTTCTTCATTGTCAATAAAAGCCATTTCAACAAGAACCGCTGTTGCATCCGTACCGTTTAGGACCCAAAGGTCATCACGTTTTTTAACGCCACGGTCTACGGTATTAATACTACGGATGATTTGGCTCTGAATATCGTTCGCTAGTCGTTGACCGTTAAACGATTTATACAATGTTTCTGTGCCCCTTGCTTGCGTGTTAAACGCATTACAATGAAGGGACACAAATATATCCGCTCCCCAATCATCAGATTCAGAACATACAAGTCCTAAATCATCACTTTGCAGAGTTCTGACTTCGCACCCTGCAGTCTGTAGATATCGTGCTAACATCTTGCCCGCATCACGAGCTACGTCGCATTCACGAGTACCATACACAGGGTTGACTGCCCCCGAATCTAAATCAATATCATGTCCGGGATTAATAAATACTTTCATCGTTTATCCTCCTCTTCTAATCTATCAGGTACCCCATTGTTATTTCGGTCTAACCAAAGCCCTAGGAACCCTACAATAGCCGTTAAGACACTTGGAATAAATATATGGTCGATAATGTTTATTCCAGTATTAATAATTTTTAATGTCATATCGTCAGCATAACCACGAATGAACACCATAATGTATTCGCTAACAACTAGTAAAATAGGCACTAGCATAATAAATACTAGCGCCCTTGTAGCGAATATACCTGTAGGGTGGAAGTTGGCCACCCTAACAGATTTATATGATTTTTTAGCTGTACTGATGAGATTTGGTGGTATGTTCATGTAGCTCCTCCTTAATATCATCAACACGAGATTCAAGGCTCTCCACACGTGATGTTAATTTCACGTGTTCGGTGTACGCTTTAGTCCGTTGTTCTCGTGATAACTTTATTTCGTCTTTTAGATCCTTTAACGTATCAGTAAGTACGCCCATTTTTTCATGAAACATCAAATTGTCTTGCATTCGTTGCAAATCTAACTTTTCGAGCAATGGAATAACTAGTACTTTATAGCCTAGACCAGCCACAATGCTAACTATTGTGATTGTGGTCAAAATGTCATTTAATTCAAATTGCCAGGTCCACATTTAGCAACTCCTTTCTATTCCCGTAAAATCAGTTAATTCTTGTATGTATTCCTCCTGTGTTAGCTAATTATTCATTATTTAACTCCTTACTCAAAACTATACGTTACTTTATTATATTTCTTACCACTATATGTATAGATTTCGAATGTGTTGTTAGCTACAGCTAATTTATTTTTATAATCTGACATAGTGATATTAGAATTATCATTAACGATTAATTTCTTAAACTTAGGGCAATTTTTTAAACTAAAACTAGTATCGGTACCAGTTTTATATACGAATTTGCCTAGATTTAATTCTTCTAATTCGCTACAGTTTTCGAATGTCATTAGCCCTATTTTAGTAGTAAGAGGAGATATTAATTTTCTTAGATTAGATCCATTAAAAGCATAATTTCCTATCGTATTTACTTGAAAATAGGTATGAATCTGCTTAATAGTCTTATTATTTTTATATTTGTTAACAGGTATAGAAGTATTCATAAAATCGATTTGTACATTATTAGTTGTAAATTCGACAATACCTCTCGTAACTTCTTCGTCGGTAAGGCCTACGCCTATCGCATTAGAAATAGCGACTAACATAGTATCGCTATAAGGATAACCTTTAATCTGCTTAATCTCTTTGGCAAAATAATATAATTT